AACAGATGGTACAACTGCAATTACACTTGTAGACGATATAAATATCGGTTCTGAGTTAAATTGTTATTGTGGAGTAGCTGGGGCGTGGATTATTACAGGACATATTACTTATGATGCTGTAGGATCTATTCCAACAATTGCATAATAACTAACACTTATTAAACAATAATACTAAAGGGGATGGTCATTCATCCCCTTTTGTTTTTATAAATCTTATATTTATAGTTAAGGAGAACTATAGATGCCAAAATTAAACTACGCTTATCAAGATCCAGGTTCATTTGTTTCAGGACAAACACCATACGGTACATATGATTCCGATGATACCTTTCAATCTGATATCATTTCAGTAACAAAATGGTGTGCTAAAAGGCTTGGATTTCCTGTATTACAATTAGAAATACCAAGTGGTTCAATTTATGCTTGTTTTGAGGAATCTATAAATGAATACTCCTCACATATTAATAATTACAATATAAAAAATTGGATGTGGGAGCAATATGGAGAGAAGAATAGAATATCAGGATCACTAAGTACAGGCTCATCAAATCCTGTAACTCCAACATTAGGACCATCAATTGGATTATCCGAAAAATATGGTCAAGTTGTTAATATGAGCGAAAACATAGATTTGAAAAAAGGATTTATTACATTAAGTGGTTCAGTTCAAGATTATGATTTACAAGAATTATGGGCAGATGTAAGTGAGAGTAGTAAACGAATAGAAGTACAACGAGTTTTTAATCACGCTCCAGCTGCTATATCAAGATTTTATGATCCTTATGCTGGTTCATTTGATCAAAGACAGATGTTAGATTCATTTGGTTTTGGTAATGTATCACCAGCAATATCATTTATACTAAAACCAATCAGTTATGATTTAGCCAGAGCTAATTCAATTGAAACATCCGACTTAATTAGAAAAAGTGCTTATAGTTTTGAACTACATAATAATAATTTAAGACTATTTCCAAATCCACAAGATAATGATGATGGTGAAAAAATATGGTTTGAATATTATGTAAAGGATGATATTAGAAATACAAACAATTCTAATGCTGACATACAAGGTGGTGTATCAGATCCATCCAATGTACCTTATAAATTTATAACTTATGCTGATATAAATGCACCAGGACGACAATGGATAAGAAAGTTTACTTCTGCATTAGCAAAAGAATTACTTGGTATTATACGAAGTAAGTACAGTTCAATGCCTATACCAGATGGAGAGGTAACTTTGGATGGGGATTCGTTAAAAACTGAGGGTAGAGAAGAAAAAACACAATTATTAGAAGAGTTAAAAGAATTCTTAGATTCAGTATCTTTAACCGAAAAACTCAAGGCAGAAGCCGAAGAGGCAAACGCTCAACAAGAGGTATTGTCTAAAGCTCCATTGCCAATTTATATAGGATAATTAAATGTCTATAACTAAACCATTTTTTATATCTGAAAAAGAGATAAACTTATTTGATTCTATGAACGAAGAGTTGATAGACGAGATGGTTGGCCAATCGGTTGATATCTATAAGATAAACACTCAACATACAAAAGATAACATTTATGGTGAGAGTACAACTAAATACTTCAACGTAGGATTTAGAGTTAATTGTCTTGTACGTTATAATGCTCCTGAAGTAGAACAATTTCAAGAGGTGGGAGCTGATGTTAATTCTACCATTGATTTAAATTTTCAAAGAAATAATTTAGCAAGTGGTTCGTTAAACTTTTTTCCTGAAGCTGGCGACATATGTGATTGGAATAATATTTATTGGGAAATCAACGGAGTAACAGAACCACAACTAATAGGTGGACATCCAAATTTTAGTCATGCCATAAAAGCATCAGCACACCGTAGTAGATTATCAAGTCTACAGATTGAAGAGAGACCTAGATAATGGCTGTACAATTACTAGATAAACAACTGATACTTAAACAAAATCGTTCACCGATGGTAAAGGTTCAGAAACAACTTGACTTAGAAGAAAATTATGATAGTGATAGTGAAAATTTCTATCAAGAATCAAAAAATGATAGGTTTGATGAGATAATAGATTTACTAAAGACTCAGAATATTTATGGAGAAGACAAGAACATAACTCTTGGTGTAGTTGATGTTCCTATAGAGAAGCAAATATCAATTGATAAAGCTTCTACAAAAGGATTGAAGTCAGAAACTTATGAAAACAATAGTGAGAATAAATTAGATAAATTAAGGAAACTAAGACGTGGCAATTAAACCCATAACTAATACAAATGCACCAAATGTATCTTCCGTTAATCGAGAAGAACAAACTAGTATAAGAAGTGAAAAAGGTAATGCAAAAGTTACCATTAGAAAATCAGCTGGTCGTGATGCCGGTAAGAGTTATGCGATTGGATTAAAGGACATCGATACTGCAGTCATAAATCATATTAGAAATATAATGAAACCTGTAGTTAGGGAATCCAATGAGATAATTAAAGTACCAGTATTATATGGAAATGAAGAGAGATGGAAATCCGTTAGAAATCGTGGTACTTTAAGGGACAAAAATGGATCTCTTATTTTACCCGTAATGGTCATCAAGAGAACAGGTGTTGCTATGAATGATGCTATGCCATTATCATTTGATAACGATGTTAAGGGTAAATTCATTAGTGTAGTGAGGTCAACCAATGGCTGGAGTAAAAACAATCGTTATGATAGGTTTGCCGTATTGACTGGACAACAACCAGTAGAAGAATTTATTAAAACAGGAATGCCAGACTTTGTAGTCTGTACTTATAACATCGTAATGATGACCAGTTATATGGAGCAAATGAATGATTTAAATACCATAATGGTAGAACACTTGGAAACTTATTGGGGAGATTCAACAAGTTATAGATTCTTATCTGCTTTAGAGGGAGATATCTCTAATGAAGAACAGATGGAATCACAAGGAGAGAGGTTAATCAAAAATGAACTAACCATAACAATAAAGGGTTATATGATACCTGAATTCACCGATAACGTATTTGGTAAAACTGCTGAAATGAGTAGACAATATAAACCAAAAAAAGTATCGTTTTCGGAAAAACTTTTATAATTATATATGTATATATTATTTAATAAACCTATTTAGGAGTTACAATGTCAGAAGAAATTAAATTTACAGATGATGAGTTAAAATCGCTATCAGATTTACAAGCATCTTACCAACGTATCACTAATTCGTATGGACAGATTGCTTTAGCTAAACATAACCTTGAAGCACAAGAAGCTTCGGTAAAACAAGAGTTTGATAACGCAAAATCATCAGAAGAAAGTATATTAGCTAAGATTACTGAAAAGTATGGCCCAGGACAATTAGATCCTCAATCAGGAATCTTTACACCAGTAGAGATACCAGAAGAAGAATCTCCTGAGTTGCCAAAGTTAGAAAAAACTAACGACTAATATTAAATTAAAGTCTCTTTGGGGTTTTAGGTGATATTTATATATGAATAATTACATAATTTACATTAATCTTGGAGACTTTAAATGGCTGAACAAATACTTAGTCCAGGTGTATTTACAAATGAAATAGACCAATCCTTTTTACCAGCAACTGCAGGACCTATTGGAGCTGCGATAGTAGGACCAACTGTTAAAGGTCCAGTTTTAATACCAACCGTTGTTAACTCATATTCTGAATATGTTCAAATATTTGGAGAGTTAATAGAAAGTGGTTCAGACAATTATCAATATTTAACATCTCATACTGCTAAAGAGTATTTACGTCAAGGTGGCCCGGCTACTGTCATTAGGGTTGGAGATCCTGATGGTCTATCGACTAAAGCAACTGCTACGATAGCTGCTGCCGGAACAACTGTTGCGGCTTCAAAAGCTCAAGCTAGTTTTGTATTTAGTGCTGTACCATCTGGTTCTACGGGAACACTTTCAGGTAATGCTCCTGATACATTTGCAATAGGTGATGTAGATTATCTTTTTGTCTCGTCATCAATTGGTCTTTCAAACACAAGTACTCAGGTATTTATTGAATTTCCAGATGCTTTAAATTTAGCAACTACAACAACTACTGTTGCTCAAAATACTGTTAATGCTATTAATCAAGCTGAAGGTGATGGAACAACATCTTTAGGTATAAGTGCTTCCTTTGCTGCGGCCGTACTGAGTATTACAAGTTCAGCAGATGGTGGAACTAATTATGCTATCACATCAGGTAGTGTAACTGCTGGTGAAGGGGTTTCTAAAGCTCCATTCTTGGGTGAGTTATTATTAAGAAATGATGGAACTGCTGGAATGACCGGTGGAGCTGTTGCTTCTGTATCTGGCCAAGACCTTTTTACACTAGAAGTATTGGGTAACGGAAATACCTTTAATAATACCAGTACATTAGGAACTGATCAAGTATTACTACCACAGACAAGTTCAATAGGAAACAACCTATTTGGTTCAGGTAGTTATGGTGGTCGTTCAGATAATTTTAGATATGAAATATCACAGAAAAATTTAAAAAAGGGTACATTTACACTTGTTTTACGACAAGGTAATGATTCCATTAAGAGTAAAAAAGCAGTTGAAACCTTTGATAATATATCATTAGATCCAAGGGCATCAAACTACATCTTAAAGAGAATCGGAAATACAACAAATGCAATTTCTGTAGAAGATGGTCAAGCATTTATACAACCAACTGGTGAGTTTCCAAATAAATCCAAGAATATTAGAGTAAAAGAAGTTCTTGTAACTTCACCAAATTACTTAAAAGAAGATGGAACGGTTGATTCAAATGCATATCCTAATTCTGCTTCATTTGTACCAGCAGTTGGTAGTGGAAGTGCTGGTGGTTCATTTGATGGTGGTGACTTTGGGAAAGAAATAGAACACCCATTTAATTTTTATGATGACATAGATGCTTCTAATTCACAAGGTGTGGATATGTCAGAGAGTGCTGCTTTAGTGACAACATCAGCAGCTGGTGGTGGGTATATGACTGCTCTTAGTCTTTTGAAAAACAAAGATGAGTTTGATATCAATCTATTGTTGTTACCTGGTGTAGTCGATCAACTTGATGACCATAGTACGGTAATAGGTGAGGCTATTCAGTTATGTGAAGATAGAGGTGATTGTTTCCTAGTCTATGATAATGCATCAAAAACATCTACAGTTGCTACTGCTAAATCTAATACAGAAGCTCGTAATTCAAGTTACGCTGCTGTTTATTATCCTTGGGTACAGATTCAAGATGCTACAACTGGTAATTTTAGATTCGTACCTCCATCGACAGTAATATCTGGTGTGTATCACTTCAATGATACTGTAGGACAACCGTGGTTTGCTCCTGCTGGATTAAGTCGAGGTGGAATAGATAGTGCAGTACAGGCTTACAAGAAATTAACTCAGAAGAATCGTGATGATTTATATGATTCAAATGTCAATCCTATTGCTACCTTTCCTGGTCAAGGTGTTACTGTCTTTGGACAGAAAACAACACAGAAGAAAGCTTCTGCTCTTGACCGAGTAAACGTAAGAAGATTGTTAATTAATCTTAAGAAGTTTGTTGCTAATTCATCAAGAAACTTAGTATTTGAACAAAATACAAGTGATTTAAGAAATCAATTCTTAAACATAGTTAATCCTTATATGGAACAAGTACAGTCTAATAGTGGATTGAACGCTTTTAGGGTTATTATGGATGATTCAAACAACACTCCTGAGACTATTGATAGGAATCTATTGGTAGGTCAGATATTTGTACAACCATCGAGAACTGCTGAATTTATTGTGTTGGACTTTGTTGTTCAACCAACTGGTGCGGCTTTTCCTGAATAATTTTTAGAAAATTGATATTTATTATCATACGGAGATAAAACATGGCAGAACTATTAGAAGCGAATAAGATATTTTATACACCATATGAACCTAAGCTAAAAAATAGGTTTATCATGGAGATTGCAGGTATCCCAGCTTTTACAATCAAAACAGCACAACGACCACAGATTACTTTTGACGAAGTAGTATTAGAACATATGAATGTTACTAAATACGTTAAAGGTAAAGGACGTTGGCAAACACTACAGATTACAATGTATGATCCTATTGTTCCGTCTGATGCTTCTGCCGTAATAGAATGGGTAAGACTTCATCATGAATCAGCTACTGGTCGTGATGGATATCAAGATTTTTACAAAAAGAACATTACATTTAATGTTTTAGGACCTGTAGGTGATATCATTGAAAAATGGACACTATATGGTACTTACATTCAAGATGCTGCATTTGGTGATTTAGACTTTAGTTCTTCTGATCCGGTTGAAATCACACTAACATTAAGGTATGATTACGCTATACTTGAATTCTAAATAGTTTTAACATCAAGGAGTTATAATGGCAGAGCATAAGTTTCCTACGGAAATTATAGATTTACCATCTCAAGGAAAGGTATATCCAAAAGATTCACCACTTGCTGAAGGTAAATTAGAATTAAAATACATGACAACACGAGAAGAGGACATATTGATGTCTCAAAATCTCATTAAAAAAGGTGTTGTTATTGATAAATTATTAGATAGTTTAATAGTAACCAACGGAGTTAATCAACAAGATTTAATTCTCGGTGACAAGAACGCTGTATTGGTTGCTGCTAGGATATTGGCTTATGGTCCTGAATACACGGTAGAGGTAACTAATCCAAACGATATAGAACAAAAGATTCAACATACTTTTGATTTGACTAAATGTCCATTTAAAGAATTACCAAAAGATGTTGATTATAGTGATAATTCATTTGACTATACTACTGAGATTGGTAAAAATAAAATTAAATTTAAATTATTGACTGGTAAAGAAGAAGCATTGATTGAAAAAGACTTAAAACAATCTGCTAAGTATGGATACTCTACTGATATTACGACCAGATTAAGGTATACGATTACCGAGGTGGATGGTGATTCAAAACCTGAAACCATTACTGAATATACACAGAATTTACTTGCAAGAGACTCCATGACATTGAGAAATTACATAAAAAGTATTTCTCCTGATATTGATTTGACATCAGAAATAGAAATAGGAGGTGAAACTGTTAGCGTGTCCATTCCGCTTTCAGTTACGTTTTTTTGGCCTGACACCATCTGATATATTAGTATCACATCAGAATATATTTTACTTTATACATGACAATCCTGGCTTTACATTTAACGATGTATATCATATGCCAGTTCATTTGAGAAATCTATACTATAGAGAACATCAGACTTTTATAAAAAAACAAAATGAAGAGACAAGTAAAGCTCAATCTTCAAAACAACCTACAATTCCAAGAAGATTCAATCCCAAATAACTTTCTTTTTAATATTTATTAATATACTAGGAGAGATATATCATGTCGTATATGAATAGAAAAAATATATTATCAGAAGGATTCTTTGATTTCTTAAAGAAGTTGAAAAAACAACGTTCTAAGCTAAGTAGCTCTGAGAGAAAAATGATGAAAGATCCTAAATTTAAAAAAATATATCAAAATGTTGATAAAAAGATAGCTGACATTGATGACTTATTAAAGCAACTAGAGAAGTAAAATGGCTTCCTTAGAAGATCAAAAACAACTATTAAAAGAAATTGCCGAAATTGAAGCTAGAATTGAAAAGGGCATTAAAATCCAGCAAAAAACTCGTGATACATATAATCAAAAATTAAAAGAATCTGCTACGTTACAGAAAGCATCTATTGAATCTAATAAAATAGATCAAGGAATACAAAAAGACATATCCAAAATACAAAAGGATATTGTAAAGTCAAATCAATCCAGAGTCGGAATGTTACTGAAAGGTAATATACAAGGAATTATTGAACAAACAAATATGTCTAAGACTTTAGGATTACAATTAAAAATAAAACAAAGTCAAGACAGACAAGGTAAAACTTTATCAAAATTAGTAGGTGATGGTAAGATTACAATAGGAGATAGAAATAAATTACTCAAAATAAATCAAAATATCCAAAATGGAGCAACAAACGAAGCTGATTTAGCTGGAGAATTAAATGGGTTGAGTCAAAAGGGTTTAAAACTTAGAAAGCTATTTACAAGACAAGGAAAAAAGAATATTGGTATTCGTGAAGATGAAAATGAAGCTAGTGAAAGAGCAACTGAGCTTCAACAAAAAATAAATGCTAAGTTTGTTCAAGGTGCTGCTATATTTGGAGTTTTAGCATCTATCGCATCAAAGTTTGGTGAGTCATTAGATAAAATAGGAGAAACATTTGGTAGTTTGTCTGTTATGGGTAAATCATTTCAAACTGATTTATTAGCATCATCAGTACAAGCAACACAACTTGGTGGTGGTTTACAAGACGTTGCAAGTATAACCAATACATTAGCATCAAACTTTGGAATGAATGTCGATGAAGCTGCTAAATTATCAAGTAAAGTATTTGACACAAGTAAAGCAATAGGATTATCAGGAGACGAGGCTGCTAATTTATTCGGTACTCTGATGCAAACAGCAAATCTATCTGCTAAACAGGCAGAAGATTTGGCTGAAGGAGCTTTTCAATTAGCCAGACAAGCTGGAGTCGCTCCAAGTGCTGTACTGAAAGATATAGCTGGTTCAGCAGAAGAGATTGCTGCTTTTACAAAAGACGGTGGTGATAATATAGCCGATGCTGCTGTTCAAGCCAGACAGATGGGATTATCCTTATCTACTACTGCTAAGATTGCTGAAGGATTATTAGATTTTGAATCTTCAATAGCAAGTGAGATGGAAGCTTCCATAATGATTGGAAAACAATTAAATTTTCAAAAAGCAAGACAATTAGCCCTTGAGGGTGATATTGCCGGAGCTACAAAAGAAATAGTAGCTCAAGTAGGAAGTGAAGCAGAGTTTAATAAATTAAATGTATTACAACGACAATCACTTGCTAAATCAATCGGCGTATCGGTAAGTGAAATGTCTAAACTAGTAAGTGGTTCTGAAAAATTAACCCTTAGTGGTGCTATGGCGTCTAGTTCATTTGGGGATTTATTAGGTGAAGAAGGTATAAGTAATATATCGTTAATAATAGGTAAGTTTAAATCATTAGGTGCTACATTAATTAATGCATTAGGTCCTACGTTTGAAACTCTAATTGGTAATTTTAATACTTTTTTAGCCAATAAAAAAAATATAGATAATCTAATAGAAGGTGTAAAGAGTTTGGCTTCATTTTTTACTTTAGTAGCTAAAAATATTGATTTGGTAATTGGTGCGTTTTTAGGGTTAAAAGTGGGAATGATGGCCGCGGCTGCTGCACAAGGATTCATGCAAGCAGCCAATATAGCTACTGCGGCTTCAGCTGCTGTTGCCGGTGGTACAGCTGCTGGTGCTGCATTTGGTCCAGGTGCATTAATTGCGATACCATTATTAATAGGTGCTGCACTTGCTGCTGTTACAGCAGGAGTAGCTTCATATGCAATACCATCATTTGATAATTTAAATCCAATGAGTGGTGCCGTAGTACAAGGTGGAACACAAAAC